GTCAACGATTTCCCCCCCCCGATCCCCGAAATCGGCTTTATTGGCCCGTTGGCGCCATAAGTCACCGTGAGTGGCCGTGATCGGCCGATGGCCCGCCCGAAGCAACCCGCCCTCTTCGATAGCGCTAGCAATCCCAAGCGCCGGGGCCGGCCGCCGGTGGCCAAGACGCCCGAGCGCCACCGCCCCGGCCGGGTGGAACGGGCTTTGGGCCCCGAGCTTCGGGACTCGTCGCTCCCCGAGGCGGCTCGGGTCCATCTCCGGGCCGCGGCCGGCTTCGTGGACGTGGCCGAGGCCGGCGCCGACGTGGCCGCCGGGTGTAAAGCCGTGCTTGCCTACCTGCAGCTACGCCAGTCCTACGGGCTCGCCGGGGCGGTGACGACGCCACTTGATCCTTTCGCCGCGTTCGTCGCCGGAATGTCCTCCCCCCGCTTGGGCAACACCGAGGACACCTAGCCGGCCCACCTACGGGCCGGCCGTGGCTGCCATGGCCGACGCGCTCGGGTGGCCGCTCATGCCGTGGTCCCGCCACGTGGTGGACGTGGCTAACGAGGTGGACGCGGACGGGTTCTTCACTTACTCCACGGTGGTGATCACCGTCCCCCGGCAAAGCTCCAAGACCACCGTGGCCGGCGTGAACGCCGAGCACCGGGCCATTTACAAGCCGCGCCAACGCATTTGGTACACCGCGCAGACTCGGGAGATCGCGCGGGACTGGCTCCTAAACGAGCACGCCCCCGCCCTACAGATGTCCCCGCTCAAGCCGTACGTGAAGCTCCGCCGGGCCCAAGGCTCCGAGGGGATCACCTACCCGCACGGCTCCATGTTCCGGATCTTCGCTCCGCTCCCCGCCGCCCTCCACTCCAAACAATCCGATCTCGTGATCGTGGATGAGTGTTGGGCCCATGAGCTTGAGCGCGGCCGCCAACTAGATCAAGCCATTGTCCCCACCCAAGCCACCCGGCCGGGGGCCCAAGTGTGGAAGCTCTCCACCGCCGGGGATGAAACGAGCTTGTGGCTTTGGGAGATCATCCAACGGGGACGGGCCGCCGTCACCGAGGGGCGCCGGGAGGGGATCGCATACTTTGAGTGGGCGTGTCCCGACACGCTCGATCCCACCGCCCCAAGCTCGTGGCCGCTCTTCCATCCGGCCTATGGGATCACCATTGGCGTGGCCCAAATGAGAGCCGCGCTAGACGAGCTGGGCCCGGCCGGCTTCGCTCGTGCCTACGGGAACCGCTGGCCGGACGGGATGGGCCAGACGGCCGCCCCGAAGATCCCGCCCGGCCGGTGGGCGGCCGCCCAAGTCCCCCACGTGCGCGCCCTACCGGACGGGGTGAGATGCTCGCTCGGCTTCGACACCTCGCGGGACCGGAGCGCGGCGGTGGTGGCGGTGGCTTGGAAGGATCTGTCCGGGCTCCGATGCGAGATCACCGACGCCCGGCCGGGGACGGGGTGGCTAGCCGAGCGGATCACCGAGCTAGCCGGCCGGCGCCACCCGGTGGCCATCGGCTACCCGGCCGACTCCCCCGCGCTTGACGTGGCCGACGATCTGGCCACCGCCGGGCTCCCCATGCTCCCGATCCGGGGGCGGGACTGGCCGGCCGCGTGCTCGGGGTGGCTCGCCGCCATCACGGAGCAACGGATCCGGATTGGCGCCCACCCGGCGCTAGCCAAGGCGGCCGAGGTGGCGCCCGGCCGGGACTCGGGGGACGGCGGGTGGGCGTGGTATCGCCGGGGGGCGCTCGTGTCGATCGCCCCGGTGATCGCGTGCACGGCGGCCACGTGGGCGCTCGGCCATCCCGCCGGCGCCGAAGCCGCATCGTGGACCGCGTTCTAGGCTCCGGACGGTGAAGCGCGGGCGCTCGGTATCGGTGAGGATCCCGGCCGAGCTTTACGCCCGAGCCCGATCGGTGGCCACCGCCCGCGGCGAGCCCGCGACGTGGCTCGTGGCCCGGCTACTGCGCGACGGATTGGACGGACTAATCCGCGACGCCCTCGCCCCCGGACTCACCGAGCCGCCGGCGTCACCCCCCGAAACGCCGGACGGTGACGCCGCCTAGAGCGCCCGGATCCGCCCCGCTGGCCACGCCGCTCCGCCCCTGGCCGCTCCGATGGGCTAGGACACCCCCCCCGCCGTTTGAGAGGCTTAGAACGGATCCTAGGGGAAGGTTACCGGCGAGTAATAGGCTTGGAGTCCGTGCGATGGCCGTGGAGCAAAGGTCCGGCGTCTAGCGGGACATCTCTGGCCGGCGGTGGGGGGACGGGCGCCGGGCTTCCGGGGATCACCGGGGACGTGGAGGGAGTCCAAGACTTGCTCCGCCGCCGGTGGGAGCAATCCATGTTTGACGCCGCCGGCGGGGGGGCCGGCGTGGCGGGCTCGTGGCGCCCGTACGTGTCGGAGTGGATGGCCCGTGGGGTGCCGGCGCTCACGGCGGGGATGCGGCTCATCTCCGGGGTGGCCATGCAACTCCCGCTTAGACAGATGCGGGGGGACGAGCGGGTGGATCCGCCGGCCGCGGTGATCGCCAACCCGACGCCGGGCCCGAATAGGACGCCGGCGGACTTCGTGGATGAGTACTGCTCGGACGTGTTGCTCTATGGCAACTACGCCGCCATTATCGGGCCGCTTGACTCCACCGGGTGGCCCACGTGTTTGATCCCATTGGACGTGACCACCGTGTCCGTGGCGCGGGATCCCGCGACGTGGCTCCCCGTCTACGCGTTGGAGGGGGTGGAGGATCTACTCCCGGCGGATCGGATCTTCCACGTGGCCATAGACAAGCGCTCCGGGGAGCTAACCGGGCGGGGGGTGCTGCCCACCCTTAACGGCTCCATCGCTGCAGCGCTGGCCGCCGACGCCTACGCCGGCCAGTACTTCCAAAGCTCCGCCGTGCCGTCCGGGGTGATAACCGACACCCGCCCCAACCTCACCCAACCTCAAGCCGACGAGCTAAAGAGCAAGTGGTATCAAGCCACGAGCGGCTCCCGCCGCCCGGTGGTGGTCCCTAGCTCCACGAGTTTTCAGCCGTTGGCCACCGACGCCGACAAGTCCCAGCTAGTCCAAGCCCGCCAGTGGGACGCCACGATGGTGGCCATGATCTTGGGCGTCCCGCCGTTTCTGCTCGGGATAGAAGTCCAACGCCACACCTACACCAACGCCGAAAACGAGTTTGGGCGTTTCATCTCCACGACGATGATGCGGCTACTCACCCCCTTGGAGTCTCAACTCTCCGCCCAATGCCTGCCCCGTGGGAACACCGCGCAGTTTTGGACGGGGGCGCTCTTGCGAGCCGACACCATGACGCGGGCCACCGCCGCGGTGTCGCTCTTCGGGGCGGACATCATCACCTTGGCCGAGGCTCGGACCTTGGCCGGCTTCCCCGCCGAGGGTGGCCCGGCCGCCGCCCCCGTCGCTCCCCCCGTCCCCGCCGTCCCGCTGAGCGCGAGCACGCCGGCGCCGGCGCCGGGGGCGGGCGGACTCTCCGGATCGCTTCACCTCGTGGAAGGTTGACCCCGTGACCGCTCCCACCCTGGCCCCCGTGGCCCGCTACCTGACCCACGCCTACGCCCAACGGCTCACCCTCCGCCACGAGCCCGGCGAGGGGGACGGCCGGACGCTCTTCGGGCTCGCGGTGCCGTACGACGTGGAGCTAGACGTGTCGGATTGGTGGGACGATTACTCGGAGGTGTTCCGGAAGGGGAGCTTCGCCAAGACCATCCGGGAGCGCCGCCACCCGGTGCCGCTCTTGGTGTCCCATGAGCGCCGGGCGCTTCCCATCGGGGCGGCCACCGAACTAGACGAGCACGACGACGGGCTCCACGCCGCCTTCCACGTGTCCGCCACCCCCAAGGGGGACGAGGTGCTAGCGCTCGTGGCCGATGACGCCATCTCGGGCTTGTCCATCGGCTTTGAGCCCGTGAGCCACACCGTCATCGCCGGGCCCAAGCGGACGCCGCCGTCTAGCCGCGATCTTCACGAGCGGACGGAGGTGGTGCTCCGAGAGGTGAGCGTGTGCAACTTCCCCGCCTACGCCGACGCCGGCGTCCAAGGGCTCCGCGAGACCATCGGGCGCCACCCGTCGCTAGCCGCGCTGGCCGCCGAGCGCTCCCGGCTCCACGCCGACCGCTCCGGGCTCACCGACCGCTACGGGCGGGTGGTCCGCCGGTGAGCACCGACGCCGACGAGCTAGAGCCCGAGATGGTCCCCGAGCTAGCCCGAGCGGTGGAGCGCGAACTTTCGCGCCGAGCCGTGCCGCCGTACCGCCCGGACTTCGCGCTCATCGGGTGCCCGGGGTGCGGCCGGCGGCTCTATGACGACGACGGCCGGCGGATCCGCTCGTGGCGCCGGTGGATCGGGTGTTAGCCCGGTGAGCTCACACCCGGCGGACTCGGTGGTGATCCCCTTGGAGGTGGCTACGCAGTGGTGGACGTGGCTCACCGCCGACCAAGCCGAGCGAGTCCGCGTGGATCTGGCCGCGCTCTTGGCCGTAGCCCGAGCGCCGAGCCCGCCCGATCCGCCCTCGTCGCCGTCCGGGCCGCCCATCTCCACCCGGTGACGGGCTCGCCGACGCCCCCGGACATAAGTGCTGCTCACGGGGATGGGCAATCATCCCACCCGCCCGCTTTGGGAGGCTTAGACGCCATCGTGGGGGGAGCTTTCCGCCCCGGCCGGGCCCGCGGGCGCTAGCATCCGCCTTGACGGGCCGGACGCCGGCCGGGAGCGCTCCCACGGGACCATCCGCTCCCACCGGGCTACGTGATCCACCCGAGTGAGTCCCTATCGCTCGTGAGAAAGGATCTACCCCGTGCCTATCACCCTTGTGGACGTGCTTCGCCAGTCCATAGACGAGATCCACGGCCGGCTTAACGCCATAGAGGCGGGCGCCGTGGCCGATCAACGCGACACCCTTAACGACGTGGAGCAAGCCACGTGGGACGAGCTTCGCGCCGAGGCCGAAGCCAAGACGGCCCGGCTCCGTTTGCTCGTGGAGCGCGCCGAGCTTGACGCCCAAGCCGGCGAGATGATGGGCCGGATCACCGGGCGCCCGTCCGGCGAGCCCGCCCCCCTGGCCGCCGCCCCCGGCTTCCCCTACCGGACCCCCGGCGAGTACGTGTTGGCCTATATGCGCTCCAAGCACGGCGACGCCGGCGAGTCCGCCCGCTTCACCCGAGCGCTTGCCGACGTGACCACGAGCGGGACGCCCGGACTCGTCCCCCCCCAAGTGACGGGGGACATCTTGGGGGGGTGGTTGGCCCAACGCCCGGCGGTGGACGCCATGACCAAGCCGCCGCTTCCCCCGGTGGGGATGGAAGTCCAACGCCCCCATATCGCCCAGCACACCGACGTGGCGCTCCACACCGAAAAGACGCCGGTGGCGTCGGTGGAGTTCAAGCTCGACTTGGCCAAGATCCCGCTTACCTCGTGGGCCGGCGGGGTGGACGTGTCGTGGGAGCTAGCCGCCCGCTCGGCGCCCGCCGCGTTGGACGTGGTTTTCCAAGATCTCGTCCGGGTGTACGCCCGCAAGTCCGACGCCGGGGCGTGGGGCGGGGTGGCCGCCAACATCGCCGCCAACCAAGTGGCGTGGGACGGGACGGCGGCCACGCTCGGCAAAGCGCTAGCGGACGCCGCGGTGTGGGTGGCCACCCACTCCGAAGAGGCGGTGTGGCCGGACACGGTGTGGCTCGGGACGGCCGCGTATGGGGCGCTGGCCGGGCTCGTGGACGCCAGTGGCCGGCCGCTCTTCCCCTACTTGAACGCGTTCAACGCGTGGGGGACCGCCGACGCGGTGGGGAACATCTCCACGGTGGGCGGGCTCCGCACGGTGGTGGACACGCAGATCCCGCCGGCCACCTTCACCATCGGCAACTCCGAAGAGGTGGAGTTTTACGAAACGCCCGGCGCCCCCGTCCAACTCTCGGTAGTGGACGTGGGGGTGGCCGGATACAACGTGGGCGTGATCGGCATGTTTGCGTGCGCGGCGGTGGATCCCGGCGCCTTCGTGAACGTCGGGCCCATCGTGGGCGCCGAGGGGGCCGCCGGCGCCAGCGGGCCCGGCAACGGGCCGGGAGCCAAGAAAGCGGCTAGCTAGCCGTGTGGGGCCCGTGGCTCACCGTGGACGGCTATAAGGCGTGGGCTCGGATTGATCCGGCCGACACCGCCGACGATGCCGCCATCTCGGAGGCTTCCGACGCCGCCGCCCAAGCCATAGAGCTACGGGCCCCGTTGGGCTTCGTGCTCGACGCCGAGGGGGCGGAGATCCCGCCCCCGCCGATGCTTTTCCAAGCCGGCCGGCTCTTGGTGAATCGGCTCATGGCCCGCCGCAACAGCCCGGACGGGGTGGTGGGGGTGTCCGATATGGGGACCGCCACCGTCTTGTCCTATGACGCCGACATCTCGCAAATGATCGGGCCGTGGACAGAGATGGTGGTGGCGTGAGTAGCGCCCAAGCCGCCGCGGCCATTTGCGACAAGCTCCGAGCGGCCGGGATCCGGGCCACCACCGATCCCGGCGCTCTCAACCCGCCGGCCGTGCTCGTGGTCCCGCCCCGCCGGCGCTACGACGTGGGGTGCGGCTATACGGCCACGTGGACGCTTCACGCCATTGCCGCCGCCCCCACCGGCGGGGACCGCAACACGTGGGGACAGTTGGACGAGCTTGTGGACACCATCGCCGGCGTCTACCCGCTCCAAGACGCCACCGCCGGCGCCTACGTGCTCGGGCCCAACACCCATCCTTCCTATCTCGTCACGTTTACGGAGGTGATTTCCGAATGATCAATGAATCCAGACTCATGCGGGGGACGCTCAAGCTCGGGCCCACCACGGGCGGAGTGGATTTCTCCTGCCAGATCACCAACACCCGCATATCGTCCGCCTACTCCGACGACGGCAACTCGGTGACCACGCTTTGTGGAGACACCAAGCCGGCGCCGCGCAAGCTCGACGGCCACAAGCTAGAAGGGACGGTGGTTCAAGACTTCGACATGGACGAAGCCACCGGCGGGGTGATCGCCTACCTATGGGCCCATGATCTTGAGACGGTGGCTTACGAGTTCGTCCCCAACGACACGGGGGCGCCCACCATCACCGGGACGCTCATGGTGGAGATCCCCGGCGAAACCTACGGCGGGGACGTAAACGCCCGGATCACGTCGGACTTCGTGTGGAACCTCCAAGAAAAGCCCACCTTCACCTACGGCGGACCGCTGGCCGCCGGCGCCGCCGCGTGAGCCACACCCAAGCCATCATCTTGCTCGTGGAGGTGGGCGTGATCGCGCTCGGGACGTTGCTCCGAGCTATCGGCCGGCCCGGCTAATGGCCACCGCCGTGGTTGTCAAGGGGGCGGACGCCTTGGTGTCCACCATGGACCGGGCCGCCAAGGCGCTCCCCGACATGGACACCACCGAGGCCGCCCGCGCCATCGCGGCCCGGATCCCGGCCAGCGCCCCCCGCCGCACCGGCCGGCTCGCCGGCTCGTTTGTCTCCGGGCGCGACACCATCACAAGCCCGCTCGTCTACGCCGTGCCCATCCATTGGGGGCGGCCGGCTCACAACATAGAGCGGGATCCTTTCGTCTACGCCGCCGCCGACGCGTCCGAGAGCCAATGGTCCGCCGCCTTGGAGCGCTCCGGACAAAAGATCTGCGACGGGGTACACGGTGCCTAGCTTCCGGACTCGGGTGGATCTCGTGGTGGCCGGCGAGCGTTTGCAGATTGTCACCAACGCCGGCGACCAACTCAACGCGGAGCGGGGGATAGGACACACCCCCATGGACTCGCCGGTGGAGCTGGGGCTCCGGGTGTGGTGGTGCGCGCTGCGCCGCACCTTCCCCGACACGCCGGCGGCTAAGAGCTTCCGGACCTTCGTGGAGGACTTGGAGCGAGCCGACGAGGAAGACGACGAAGCCGATTTCGACTCCGACATGGGCCCGATGGACCCTACCCGGCCGGCGGCTTCGGACGGCTAGCGGTGGAGCTAGCGGTGGCCACCGGCGTGAGCTTTAGCGAGTGGCTCACCGATCCGGTGGCCATGATCACCGCCGCCGCCGTGCTTGACGACATCGCCCAACGGACCAAGGGGTAAACGCCGTGGCCGCCAAGCTCATGTTTCAACTCGTGGGCGACTCCACGAGCGCGGTGAACGCGTTCAAGAAAACCACCGACGCGTCCAAGACGGCCACCGGGGCGGCCACGTCCACCGGCTCATCGCTGGCCAAGATCGCCGGGGCGGTGGCCACCGGCTACGCCGTTAAGAAAGTGGTGGACTTCGGAAAGTCCACGGTGGACGCGGCGGGGGCGGCCGCCCACGCCAACAAGCTCGTAACGGCCACCTTCAAGGACGCCGGCGACTCCACGGGGGCGTTTGCCAAACACGCCATAGAGCTAGCCGACTCGCTCGGCCGACAGATCGGGGTGTCCCCCAACGTGATCAAGGGGGCGGAGGGGATCTTGGCCACGTTCCACTCCGTAAGCTCGGCCGCCGGCGTCCAATCCGGCGTCTTTGATCGGGCCACCAAGGCGGCCGCCGATCTGGCCGCCGCCGGCTACGGGGACATGTCCACCAACGCCAAAGCGTTGGGCAAAGCGTTGGAGGATCCCACCAAGGGGCTTACCGCGCTCACCAAGTCCGGGGTGAACTTCACCGAAGCGCAGAAAGAGCAGATCAAGAACATGGTGAAGAGCGGGGATCTGCTCGGCGCCCAAAAGATCCTCTTGGGGGAGGTGGAGTCCCAAGTCCAAGGGACGGCCGCGGCCACCGCCGGCTCCGGGGCCAAGATGTCGGTGGCGTTTGAAGAGATGAAAGTGAAGATCGGGACTTCCCTCCTGCCGGCGGTGGGGAAGATCAAGACCATGTTTGGGGGGCTCTTCGACTTCGTCGGCGCTAACGCCGGGTGGCTCGTCCCGCTCATCGTGGCCGTGACCGGCTTCGCGTTGGCGTTGGTGACCATCGCCAAGGCCGTGAAGATCTTCACCGCCGCCATGGAAGGGATCAAGCTCGCCATCTCCGGGGTGAAGTTGGCGTGGATGCTGCTCAACTCCACCTTTCTGGCGTCCCCGATCGGGCTCATCATCCTGGCCGTGATCGCGTTCGTGGCCGTGCTCGTGATCCTCTATCTAAAAGTGGATTGGGTCCGCGCCGCCGTGGACTCCGCTTTCCGGGCCATCGTGGCGGCCGCCCAATGGCTTTGGGCCGGGATCGTGTCCACGTTTAACGCCATCGTGGCGTTTCTGCAGCGGTGGGGAAACCTGATCCTGTTGGTGATGTTGGGCCCGTTCTACCTTGTCTTCAAGCTCATCATCGCCGCCATAAACGGCGGGTGGTCGGGGATCATCGGCCAACTAAACGCGTGGCTCGGGGTGCTCGGGGGGGTGTTCGGCCGGGTGGTGGGGATCGTGGCCGCCCCCTTCGCGGCCGCGTGGAACTGGATCTACTCCAACTTCATCCGCCCCCTGATCGGCGCCTTCGCCGCCATCCCCGGCGAGATCGGGGGCGCCATCGCCGGGGTGTTTAACTCCATCATCGCCCCCTTCCAACGGGCGTACTCGTGGATCCTGTCCAACGTGTTGGGCCCGCTACGGGGGGCGTGGAACGGCTTCGCCAACACGATCAACTCCGTGTCGATCTCCACGCCGGCGGTGTCCATCGCCGGCCACGACATCATCCCGGCGTTTCATTGGTCCCCGCCGTGGCATATTCCCACCCTGGCCGCCGGCGGCTTGCTCACCCGCTCCGGGCTCATCTACGCCCACGCCGGCGAGGTGGTGTCCCCGGCGCCGGCCGGCGCGGGCGGCCGGCGCGGCGAGGTGGTGAAGATCGAACACGCCCACTTTTCCGAGCGGGTGGACGTGGACCTATTCGGGAAGCGGCTCGCGTGGCAGATCCGCACGGCGGGCGTGTGATGGTCTGCGTCCGCCGGGCGTGGCTCAAGATGGGGGAGCGGATCCTCCCCTTAGAGGACGACGTGGCCGGCTACGCGTGCACGGAGGTGGACTTGGGTTTCCCCGATGTCCGCGACGTGACCAATAACAATCCGAGCCAAGACGGGATCACGGATCGGACGGCTTACATGGGCGGGCGTTCCATGACGGCGGACATCGTGGCCCAAGGCGGGACGATGAGCCCCGACGAGATCGGCGCCGCCTTCGCCCCCTACATGATCCCGGGCGCCCGCCCGGAGCTTCACTACGTCCTAGACCGCCCCGGCGCTCCCGAGCGTTTCGCCGTGGTCCGGGCCGCCGGCTACACGTGGCCGATCTCGGGAAAGCGGACGCGGGAGATCCACTTGGCGTGGGTGGCCGCCGATCCCATCGTGAGAGATCCGGCCCAAAAGGTGGCCACCGCCATGGCCGGGGCGTCGGGGATCTCGGGGCGGACCTTCCCCCAAACCTTCAACATGATCTACCCGCCCGGCGGGGGGATGCCCACCACCGCCGAGATCCGCTCCGCCGGGGACATCGTGGTCCGCCCCTTGCTCCGCATTTGGGGCCCGATCACCGATCCGGTGGTGACCATGACGCCCACCACCGGCGCCGATCCGGCCGGGCCGCCGGCCCGCATCGTGTTTATAGCCGGCTTTCAAGTGGCTCCGGGCGGCTTCGTGGACGTGGACTCCGCCCACAAGACCGCCAACCTCCAAGGGGATCCCACCCGCTCGGTGATGGCCCAAGTGGATTGGGCCCAAACGGTGTGGCCGGTGCTGCCCACCGAGCCGTATTGGTCTTGGCTCACCATCACCGGCGATTCCACTAGCTCCACCACCCAAGTCCAAGCATCGTGGCATGACGGCTATCTCACTTGACGGGGCCCGGTGGCGGCTCACCGTCCACCGCCGCAGCTTCACCCCCACGCTCTACGCCCCCGCCCGCACGACGGGGATCGCGGAGATCACCGACGCCCGCTCCCGGCGCCTTGAGATCGGGTGGAACACCCCCGCCCGGCTCACCTTCACCGTGGACGGCCGCTCCGACTCCGCCGCCTACGTCCAAGAGCTTTCCACCGACGTGATGGCGTGGCGGACCGATGCGGACGGGACCGATCACCTCATGTTCCGGGGGGTGGTGGCCCAATCCGAGGACACGCTCACCGAGCAAACCCACTCGGTGAACTTCACCGCCCACGATTATCTAGCGGTGGTCAACCGGCGCTATCTGTCCCCGGCGGAGGATCTCACCTACAGCCAAGTAGACCAAGACGACATCGTGGCCGATCTCGTGGCCCGCGCCGAGGTGATGGCCACAAGCGATGGGGGAGTGAGCTTCGATCCCGGCTCCCGGCTCCCCCTGGCCGTGGCCCTCGTCAACCCGGACGGGACCGCCAGAGCGGCCCGCTCGGGCCAACTCCGAGACCGGACCTACACGGGCGGATCTTCCATCGGCCAACTGATCACCGATCTCGCCGCGGTGATCGGTGGCTTTGACGTGGACGTGTACTCCGAAGCCAACGGGCCGGCCGGCCACGACTGGCTCCGGGTCTTCTACGCCGGGCGGGGTGTCGGCCGCACCGATCTGGCCTTGGTCTACGGCTCCACCGTGTCCGCCCTCACCCGCTCGGCCAACTCCGCCGACTACGCCAACTTGATCCGGGTGGTGGGCGACAACGGCGGAGCGGAGGGGGCGCCCCAACTGCTCGGGGAAGCGTGGAACACCGACGCCAATAACGTGGGCGCCGTGCCGGTGGGCTTGTGGATGGCCACCGATAACGCGTCGGACGTGAAGCTCCAAGCCACCCTCAAGCAAAAGGCGGACGGGGACTTGGCCGTCCAAGGGCTCTTGGTGCCGTCCTACACCCTCACCCTTACGCCGGGATGGTATCGGCCGGGTTTCCCCAACGTGGGCGACACGGTGCCGCTCGTGGTCCGCTCCGGGCGCTTGGACATCTCCACCACCGTCCAAGTACTCGGGCTCAACTTCGCCATCCAAGACGACACGGCCGGCGAGGACGTGGAGCTAACGGTGGGCCGCCCGGCGTTGGCGCTCTCCGCCCTATTCGCTAAGACGGCCCGCACGGTAGACGCGCTGGCCCGGAGGTGATCTCTTGACTCGTGCCCAACCGCTATGGCTCCAAGCCGGGAGCTACGCGGCCAGCGTGTGCCGCGAGCTACTCGGCTCGCTATGGCCCGATGCCCGCTCCGCCGGCGCCGCCGTCACCCCCACCGGGGCGGGAATGTCGGTGGAGGCCGCCCCCGGCCAAGTGGCCGTCCCCGCCGCCAACGGGACGGGCTCGGTGCTTTGCACGTGGGACGCCCCCGAGGTGGTCAATCTGGCCCCGTCACCGCCGGCGGGGACCGATCGGATTGATCTCATCGTGTGCCAATCCCACGGCCAAGACCTAGACGGTGGGAACGTGGACGATTTCGTGATCGCCGCCGTGGACGGCTCGGCCGGCCAAGGTCCGAGCCCGACACCGCCCGCCGTCCCCCCCGGCGCGGTGGCCCTCGCCCACGTCCACGTCAACGGGGGCGCCGCGTCGGTGGCCGCCGCCGATATCACCGATGTCCGGCCCTTCGGGCTCGCCGTGGGCGGTGGCCCGGCCGCCCTACCGCCGCCGCTGGCCGCCGGCGCCGCGTTTCAATCCTTCACGGACGCCACCGGGGAGGTGTGGGTGGCCAAGGGCGGGGTAAACGCCGGGGCGTGGAAACGGGCCCGCGACGCGCTCCACGCCCGGTGGTGGCGTAACGCCGCCTATAACGTGACCACCGCCGGGACCACCATCCCATTTGACATGATGGCTTACGATCCGTGGGGGTTATACGACTCCAACGCGTGGGGATACTTCGCTCCTATCGCCGGCATGTACCTTGTCACGGGCGCGGTCGGGATGATCCCCCCTGCTGCCGGGCAGGCTTTCGCTACTAATATCTTGGTGGACGGTGGGCTCCAAGTATCCGCGAGCGTTCATTCATCCATGGGGTGGGGCTTGGCCCCGTTGGCGAGCGCCATCGTGCCGTGTAACGCCCACTCCCTGCTCCAACTTCAAGGCGGGGTATCGCAAAACTGCAACGGTCAAGGTGGACCCGTCTCGTGTTGGAGCCAACTTGACTACTACGGGACGGGATGAAAGGGAGCCAATGACCTATCAAGCGCAATCGGCGCTCACTTATGACGACGCCTTCAATAACCGCCAGCGCGCCGCGTTGACTGGTCAAGCCGGTATCTACAAAGACGACGCCCGAGCGGACATGAAAGCCTTAGCGGACGCGGTACTCAGATCGGATCCGCCGGGGCTCTTCGTCACGTTTCAATCCATGCTCGCCGCCGCCCCCGGCTTCGCCGACGACGCCGACAACGGGGACGGAACCGTAGACTCGTCCAAGATCTCGGATCCTCAGATCCTCTCCGCTGTCCAAGCCGGGTGGCCCACCGTGGCCGCGCTCTACTTCACCGAGGACGGGAGCCCGATCCCATGACCCCCACCGAGCCCACCGAGCCCGAGCCCGAAGAGCCCGAGCCCGAGCTAGACACCGAGGGGATGGGGGAGGGGGACTCCGAGGCGGACTCCGAGGGTGGCGACAGTGGCTAGGTGGCCGCGGGCCATCTGGCAACCGGTGGCCCAATGCTCGGGGACGCTCTCACCGATCGCCGTGTGTCTCCACCACCAAGCCGGGTGGGGGAACCCCGCCCCCGTCTACGCCAGTCGGGACGTGTCCGCCCATTTCTGGCTCCCCATCGCCGGCGAGCCCGTCCAGCACGTGGACACCAATGTCCGGGCGTGGCATGGGATGGACAATCACAACGGCTCGTCTATCGGGGTGGAAACCGAGGGGTGTGGGTCCGATCCGTACGCCGATCCGCTCTCGGAGAATCAACTAGCGCTCTTCGGGGAGCTAATGGCGTGGGCCAACGCCGTCCACGGGATCCCGCTCGTGCTCTCTGAAGCCACGTGGACGCCGGGGCTCAACTTCCATAGATGCGCCGGCGGCCCGGCCACCGGGTGCCCGTGTGATGTCCGGATCAACGCCCGAGCCGAGATACTTAGCCGGGCGGGCGGAGCCCCGTGGGAGCCCGCGTCCGCCCCGACGCCCCCGCCGGCGGGCTCCGCCCCCCCCTTCCCCGGCCGGACCCTCACCCTCACCTCCCCGATGATGGCGGGGGAGGACGTGGGCGACTGGCAAGCCCAAATGGCCGCCCGAGGGTGGAGCCTCTCGGTGGACGCGTTCTACGGTCCCCAATCCGCCGACGTGTGCCAGAGCTTCCAAGCCGAAGCCACCGCCGAGGGATACGACACGGGCGGAGTGGACGGGGCGGTGGGGCCCAAGACATGGGCTCTGGCGTGGACGAAGCCGATCACCTAGCTTCACCGGGCGGTGAGGGGGTGGACGCCCAACGGGCGGGCGGGATGGGTGATCCTCGCGCTCACCATCGTGGCGGCCGCTTTGCTCGTCGCCGTGCTCATCGCGCTGGCCGTGCTCGCTTGGGGGTGACGGGCCCGCCGATACGGTCCATCCGGGTGTAAGCCGGACTTACACCCGGATGGTATGGTTGGGGCCATGTCCATCACCCAACCACCCGAGAACGTAGCCGAGCCCGAGCCCGCCACCCGAGTGGCCGTGTGCCATGGCGCCGAGCTTGGTGCCGACGATCTCCGGGCGCTGGCCGTTGTACGCCGGACATTGGTGGGGATGCTCCATCACGGCTTCATCACCGAGCTTGAGACTCACTCCCGCACCGAAACCACGGAGTGGTCTTGGCGCCGGGGGAGCGAAGGTCCCGAGGGGATCCGGCTCGGGCTCTTGGACACCCTGGCCGCCATCGCCCCCGAGTCTTGGGAGGTGAGGTGAGCACGATCCAAGCCGCCAAGTGGGGCGGGGACGTGCTCGTGGACGGGGACGCCCTAGACCTCGCGGAATCGCTCCGGGTGTGGCGCCACTCCCCGTCCGGCTTTGCGTGGGGGTATGCCGGCTCCGGGCCCGCTCAACTCGCGCTCGCCATCTTGCTCCGCTTCACCGACGCCGACACCGCCGCCCGGCTGCACCAAGCCTTCAAGTCCGAGCACGTGGCCCGCTGGCCGCAACCCGCCCCTCTAGACGAGCGGGTGGACGTGCGGGCGTGGCTTGCGTCCCACGAGCACGAGCCCGAGCATGGCTAGCCGCAACGGCTCCCGGTGTGACGGCTCGGGGGTGCGGATCGCCGGCGCCGCTCCCGGTGCGGGGGCGGAGTGTTCGGTGTGCGGCCAGATGGTGAAGCTCACCGCCCGCTCCCGGCTCTCTGTCCACGCCCGTCCCGAGCCGTACGCCCCCCCCCGTGAGCAGGGGAAATACACCGATATTCACGCTTTCGTCCATATGCTTAAGCGCATGGTGGCCGCCGCCGGGCGCAAGATGCGACACGCCGACGCCGAGGATCTTCGCGAGCTTGTGGGGATCCGCGACGAGCTAGAGGCGGCCATCCGTGACGGGATCGACGGGCTCCGCGGTGACGGCTACTCGTGGAAGTCCATCGGGGAAGCGTTGGGGACCACCGGCCAAGCCGCTTGTATGCGCTACGGCAAGCCCAAAGCGAAGCCGAAAGCGAGCTAGACGGATGGCCGGCGCGACAGATCCGGCCGACTCCCCCACCCCCGGATCTACTCTCACGGCGGGATCCCCCGCCGTCCGCTCACCTCTTGGGGAAGTCCAGACTTGGCCGGCGACGGGGCTCCCCCGGTGGTAGCGGTGTCCGAGTGCCGCTCGTGTGGCGCGCCGGTGATCTGGCTCACCATCGCACCGGGCGGCCGGCGGATGCCGGTGGACGCCGAGCCCGCCGAGGATGGCACGGTGTTGGCCGATCTCGCCGCCGGCGCCGGCGTGGTGCTCGGCCGGGCGGACGTGGCCCAGCTATGGGCGGACGAGGACGAGCACGGACCCCAAGCCCGTGAGCCGCTCTACCGCTCCCACTTCGCCACGTGTCCCCAAGCCGGCGAGTGGCGCAAGCGGTGAGCAAGCGGAGGAAGCCCGAATGTGGGTGCCGGCCCGAGGGTGCCGGGCGGTGTCCCTACTGCGGGGGCCGGCTCGTGGTCCCCGAGCGCCGGGAATGTCCGGGCCAACTCGTGCTCTTCGGGGACTGCCACGGCCAACTAGCGCTCTTCACCGGCGACGACGACGAGCCCGAGCGGGACGAGGTGGTGGCGTGAGTCTGTCCCGCCGGCCGGGCCCGGCGAAGCTCACCGAGGACGAGGACGCGTGGCTCTCGTGGGTGGTGGACTACGCCACGAGGGTGGCCCGCCCGCCGTGGCGGATCTATCACACCCGCTACTCCAAGGGCTCACACGCCGGCTTCCCCGATCTCGTCATGGTCCGCCCGCCCCGGCTCATCTTCGCGGAGCTAAAGACCGACACGGGGCGGCTCACCCGAGCCCAAACGGAGTGGCGGGACGATATCCAAGCCGTGGCGGACTGGCCGGAAGGTGGAGCCGTGGAGTGGCACGAGTGGCGGCCGGCGGACCGCCCCGAGATAGAGCGGATCCTCCGGTGAAGTGGATCCGGTGGTGGTGGCAGTACCGCCTAGCGCTCGGCCGGGAGTACCGGGCCCGCTCCGCTCTCGCTCACGTACTGGCCCACCGCGACACCGAGCGGGTGAGGTGCCGCCGCCCGTGAGCACGTAGCCCGCAAGGGGTGTAGACAACGTGACGCCCGCTCCCTAGCACGGAGCGGGCGTCTTGACAACTTGCTCTCCGAGGAAAGAGAGGTGCTTATGTCAGCGCTCAAGGTAGCGGACGGCAGTGACAACGTGGCGAATCGTCGCCGCGAGCGAGCGAACCTCCGCGCTCGGTGGCGCCGGCTCGTGGGCCAGTGTCCCGAGCCCTACCGCGCCACCCTCGTGGTGGTGCTCACCCATGGACCGTGGCCGCCGGGGTGCTCCGCCGGCGCCGACATCGCGCGCCAAGGTCCGCTTGACATCGGGAGCGCGGCCAAGGTCCGGCGCCATCTCAGATGGCTCGTGGCCCACGGATGGCTAGATCCCGGCGAGATCAACGGGACGAGGTGGATGCCGGCCGATTGGCTTGAGGCTCACGAGGGGCGGTGGACGAGGTGAGCGGCTACGCCATGGAGTGGGCGTTGGCCACCGCCAAGTCCAAGGGCTTGGATCCCACGGCCCGGCTCGTGTTCCTAGCGCTGGCCGAGCACGCCAACGCCCGCAAGGGGTGGAGCTACGCCGGCGCCGAGATGATCGCCGCGGATACGGGCTACTCCGAGCGCCGAGTCCGTGACGCCATGGCCCGGATCCGGGCCGCCGATCTCGTGGAATGTCGCGTCCGGCCGGGCTACGCCGCGGAGTGGCGCTTCCCACCGGCCCCACCGCGAGGGGAGCGGCCACCCCGGAGCGAACCTCCGCCCCCCCCACCCCCGACGGAACGTCCGGACCCGTTAAGAGATCCACCCCGGACGGAACGTCCGCCCCCACCCCGGACGGAACGTCCAGACCCCCCGGACGTAGCGTCCGCCGACCCCGGACATAGCGTCCGGGGAACAAGGGGGAACAAGGTGCAACAAGTGGCGCGCCCGCGCCCGAGCGCCACCATCCGGCTCCCCGAGCCGCCACCCGGCCAACACCCCGAACCCCGGCAGGAACCCCGGCAGATAGACGCCCACGCCACCATGGAACGGATCCGCGGCCAGATGACCACCCGCCGTACCCTTGGGCCCACGGAGGTGATCGCATGGCGCCAAGAGATCCCACCGCCGACATAGCTACCCCCGCCGCTTTCGCTGAGGCGGTGGCCAAGCTCGCCGCCCCGCTCGGGCTCGACTTGGCCGCGATCACGTGGAAGATCACGCCGGACAAGGGAGCTACCGTCACCATCCGCTTGGTGTCGGAGTCCGCCCAACTCCCGCTCTTCACGGGCTCGGGCCGGTGAGCTTCACGTGTCCCCGGTGCGGGGCGGTGAGCCACCACCCCACCGACGTGGCCGAGGGATACTGCGGGCGGTGTCACGCTTGGACCGGCCAGCGGACGCCGGCTCCGCCGGCGGCTAGGGATGGAAGGGGGGTGGTGGGCCCGCACGTGTGGACGCCGGGGCGGAGGATCCACGGCCGCACCGTGTGCGCGGTGTGCGGCCGCATCGGTGGACGCCATCTCCACCGCCGCCACCCGCCGGCGGTGAGAGCCACGGGCCGGCGAGGTGGCTAGCCCCGAGAGGTGGGAGCGGATCGCGCCGGGCCGGGCGCCGGGCGGCTTGGTGTTCCGCTTGACCGCCGGCGGCCGGGTGTGGCGTGAGTACGGGATCACCCCCGACGCC